TTTATCTTTACAATCTTTTTGTCTTTTCTTTTGGTCAAGATCTATTTTTGCTCTGGCTTCAACAGTTTTTTTCTTATATGCCTTATTGAAATTTTTATCTTTTGAAAGTGTAGAATCCCATGATTTTATTGAATTTTTATCACCGTATTTCCAAGATCCATAGGTGATTTCTTGGTACATATTGCCTTTATAATTCCACTCATGGGCATAGATCCAAATATGATCCTTTTTACCTAATCTTATACACTTATTATCAAAGGTAATTTCTTTGCTAATATCTTCCTGATACTTGTAGTTGATTTCTGATTCTAGCTTGGATAAGATATTCACTATTAAAAAACTCCATTTTTATCGAGTGGTTTAGTTTATGAGGCTTTCCACTCGATTTTTTAATTCTTCGATTTGAATATGGTAATCATCTCTGACCAGTAAGTAAATCCCACCTTTATTTTTTATGAATGATTCCCATACTTTCTGTTCTTTTGTTTGCGTTGCCTTTCCTGTTTTTATCTCAATTTCAATATGTAAAAGACCGTTTTTAGTTGGAAGAATTGCATAAGCATCTGCCATGCCTTTTTTGTTAATCTTGATTCTAGCACCATTTTTTGTGAAAAATGTTCCAACGTGCCTTTCAAAGATCCTAATTCCTTTAATTTGATCATAACATTCTAATTTAAACTTTTTTAGAAGCTGTTGGTGGGCGTGGTATTTATTTGTAGACATTTTTTTGTTCCTTTTCCATGTTCTTCTTAACAATTTTCCCAACCCAGCTTGGAATTTTTAAATCTGGGTACTCATAAACAACATCACCAAAATCTTCATATATCTTAAAGAAAGGAAAATTAGGCTTTAATCCTTTTTCAAGTTTTATCTTTTCATATTCTAAAAGTCGGCGTTTTATATTTCCGAACTCATCATAAGGAACTATTGTACCATCTTTCTTTTTTACAGTCCTTTCAACTTTTTCGTTTTCATATCCACATTCAGGACATTTTTTTAAATGTGCCAAAAAGTCTCTAAAACATTGTTTACATGATTTTAATTTAAGTTCATTACTTTCAATTTTCTTTTTCTTTTCAACGTCTTCTTTACTTAGAACCGCATGACGTTCTTTTAATGGATGGCCGTGATTTTGGCCCTCATAACTTATATTGTTTCCGTTATCTATGAATATCGCCTTAGTTTTAACAAAAAGAGGCCTATCATAATCACAAACAGGACATTTATCAGAGTTGTCATAAGTGGTCTTACACTTTCCGCAGATCCGGCAAGGTCTTAAAATTCTTCCCCATTGCTGAACAGCTAGAATTTCTGATTTTGTAGGGCGACCAAAAAGGCCAACAATAGCTTCAGGACAATCAACACCAGTGCTAAAAATATTCACATTACAAAGAACAAAAGGCTCACCACTTAATAAATGAATCTTAACCTGAGCCAAGGCATAATCACGATCTTTTTGATTTGTAGATTCGTCACAATGTATGGCCCTTATTCCTTGATTATTAAATTCTTGGCATACAGTTATAGAGTGCTCTTTATCGACTCCAAAGAATATAGCAGGATAATTCTCACCATATTTTTTATAGCTTTCCACAACATCACCAACAATTTCAAGCTCTCTCATTCTCTCTGAAAGTTGTCCTTGATTAAAATCAGCTCCAACGGTTCTAATATCTGACAGATCTGTATCAAAGGCAGGAATATAAATTTCAGGCTCAACTAAAAACCCCTCTTCAACTAACTGCTTAATTTCTATTGGCTTTACACAGCAATCCCAAAAATCATGGACTTTTCTACCAACAGCAAAGGGAGTTGCTGTTAAACCAAAGTAAAGTTCTGCATTTAGTTTTTCAAAGAATTTTCTATAACTTGGTGAGGTAGTATCATGTGCCTCATCTACAACAACAGCATAAAACCTTGCTAGAAATTGAATATCTTTTCTTCTTGAAATTGTATCAATAGAGCATATCTGAAGATCTTTATTTGGATCAAAACCCTTTGAATTTCCCATTACAATAGATGAATCAACACCATGTTTTGTAAAATGTTTTTGGGCCTGAAAGACCAGCTGCCGTCGTCGCATAACTAAGATAACAGGTCTTTTGCCTTTTATTAGATTATAAACCATGTGAAGAAAAATAATTGATTTCCCTCCACCAGTGGCCATAAAGAAAAGGATCTTCCGAAAACCATCAGAAAAAGCCTTTCTGGTTAGATTTAAACCCTTTTTTTGATAATGTCTTGGATCTGGTAAACTCATTCTTTTAAACCATTTTCCTTAATAAGTCTTCGACACATTGGAGTACAAAGATCCTTACCGCCACTTGTTGGTAAAGCAATTGTTCTTCCGTCCTCATGCTTATAAACGTGGTGCTTTCTTGTTCTGTCCAAATAAAATCCATTTTTCCTTAATAATTTAACAAACTTTTTATAAGTGTAAGCTTTCATTAACCGTCCTAGTTATTTTCTATGTACTCCCAATCAAAATGATTAAAATAATGACTAGGGAGCTCTACCTTAAGATCCCTTTTGCATATAATTGAATCTGCCATTGGAAAACCATTTACAAAATCTTTTGTACTGTAAGTTTTAAATCTTGATGGATCATATATTTTTTCACCATTCCAATAAATATAATGAAAGGCCTTTCTATTTTTTCCTATCGCTGGAACGGACAAAATAGCTGGAGTATTTGGAAGAAGAGTAAAAACTTGCATTGGTTCATATCCGCATGATTTAAGGATTTTTGCCAATTCAACATTATTCATTCCATCAACAGGGGTTCTTCTTTTTAAATCTTCTTGAACTAAATATTCAGAAGTTTCATAAGGAACACCCATAAACATTGCTAAGCAAGCTACGCCGCAATCTCCAGAATTTCTTTGCTTAATAAGAGTCACTAAAATACTCCTGATCAGTTAAAAGGCCTTTCTTCATTAACTCATCTTTTAAAGTCTCTTTTATTTTATCCCAAGAATATCTCTTATTCTTCATTTCAATAAAAAGATTAAGGCAAGAAATTAAGTTAACCGAGTTATTTACACTCTTTTTATTTGCTCCAAGTTTTAAGAACGGCTCTCTTTTAGACTTCTGTTCTACGTTCAACTTGTCCCGATACCACTTCGCAAAGTCCATCACCTCTTTGCTCAGTGGATTGTTCTTGTAACTTCTGGTTGTCTCTTTTTCGCTTATTACGCATTTTTTCATCTTTTCTCCAGTGGTTCTGGTTTTGACTAGGAGTTAATCTTTCAAGATTATCAATATGATTATTGGTGGTATCTCTATCAATATGATTAATTTCATAACCATCTATAGGGCCTAAGAAGCAAGCTGCTATAAGCCTTTGAAGAGTCCATTTTTTAGATTTTCCACGATAATAAAGACGAACACAAAGATCATAACCACCACCCCTTCTTTCTCTTTTTTCTTTTCTTAGAGGTTTTCCTTTTTTACCTAATACCGTTCCATCACGATATATCGCATATCCATGGAAAATTATAAATTCTCTTGTACACCTATTTTCCATATTAATTAGTAAGAAGACCTTTATCCATCATTGATTTCTTAACCGCCTTACCTAATTCTTCCCAATACTTTTCAAAATCACTTTGCTTTAAGTAAAGGGCATTGAAGTTGCAGGCCAATTGCTCACACTCATATTCGTCGTACCAATTCGTTACAGGAACTTCCACTCCAAAATCTGTTTTTTGCATTTCTTGCTTAGGAGAATTTCTTCTCTGAAGAACTATTGCCTGAGCAAAAATCTGAACCTTATATGCCGAGCTCTGTTCTGGATTGGTTGCCTGTTCGTTTGTAACTGCCATTAAAATTTCCTATGTTAAAAAGAGCTTCTTTACTCCATAGCTCTTTACTTGTTATTAAATTATCAAATATTCTTTCTGTAGCCTCAACGTCTTCTTTTGCATTATGGTGATTAAAATCATCATCAAACAAATATTTATAAAGCGTTTTAAGCTTATAGTTTTCTGATGGTATCCTTAAGTTTTTAGCTATTGTGTGAGTGGATATCCATTTTAATTGTTTCTGAAGTAACCAGTAGTAAGTTTGGTCTTGAAATTGGGATGAACGAGCAAAAGCCACCTGTTCAATAACTTGCTTATCAAAATAGCCATAAGTTCCAAAAACAAGGTGATTGGCATGGCAACAAAATAATCCATCCCCATATTTAGAAAGATACTGTAAAAGTTTACGAAAAGAATCCCATTTATCATCAAAGGTATCGCAATCTTCAATGCTGAGCTTGTGGATAGAATAACTGTCATGCAAATACTTTTCAGGGCGAAAAGTAAGATAAGACTCATTAATAATGGAAAAATCATTCAACCTCCGTGTTCGTAAAAATACCGTCAAAATCTCAGCAGAATTTGGGTTTTTACTCGTAGTTTCTAAATCTAAAAAAGTTATTTTCATAAATTTAAAGGACCGCACCGAAGTACGGCCCTGAGTTATCTAAAAAGGAATATCGTCTGCGGTAAAGTCTGAATCAGAACCAGAAGTATCTTCTTGTTTCTCATCTTTCTTTTTACTAGAACCTTTGTTAGTTCCGAGCTCTTTTTGAAGCTTAAGTAACTCTCCATCTAGTCCAAGAGACTTAAACTTAACAACAGCTTGCTTATGATCAAATTTAGCAGGACCATAACCAATATTTACAAACTTAACCTTAGCTGACGTTCCTGTTGTACCGTCTTCTTTGTCAAATTCCTCATGCTCAACAACAATCTTAATACCTTCAACAACATTAAATAGATCTTCAACGTCTTTGTTAGTATCTGAAAGATCGGCAAGACTTCTACCAGCAAAACCAAGCTTAACAAGAGTTTTCATATTCTCTTTAGCAAGGGTAGTTTCTTTTCCATCTTTAACAAAAGTGCTATCTGTAAGATAAGCAATCCAAAAAATTGTTTCACCATCTACAGTTTCAAATTCAACACCATAATACGGTGTTTTCTTTTCTGCTGATTCACCTGTAAAAGCAGCAATAATGCGCCTTACGCTGTGACTTCCTTCTGCAATCATATTTTCTCCTTTAGATTAGGCTAAAATGCCATTAATCTTGTTTAATATTCTTGTTAGCTCCTTCTCGTTCCCCTTTGCTCTAGTAAAAGAAGAACTTACCGCTACCTTTAATTCTTCTGGAAGCTTTGGAAGCTTGTCTTTAATCTGGCCAATAAGATCCATAGCGGCAGGGCTAAATTCTTCACCTTTTTTCTCGGCCTGTTTTTTAGCTCCTTTAAAATGCTTAAGAACATGATCCCTAACGACTCCCCAAGTTCCTTCCTTATGAAATTCAATCTCATAAGGCATATCAAAACGGTTTTTAGCAACATGAGAAGGACGTTCTTCTGTGTAGATCATTCTTAGACCATCAGCACCTTCAGCATATTCTTTACCAGAACTTGTTTCAGCTCTAACTAAGAAATAGTTAGCAAAAAGAATAGCACTTACCCAATCTTCAAATATCCCTTTAACTTTTTTATGGAGTGCTGTCTCATAATGATCATAACTGGTTAGAGTCATTGCTTCTTCATGCTTAACTTTTGAAGAATGACAAAGAAGAACAACATTCATACCCTTTTGATCTCTAAGAGGAATTAGATATTTGTCTCTAATATTTAAAAACATATTAGAAAGTTTTTCGTACCCTTTACCGTAACCACCAAAGGCAGTAGCAAGAGTTTTTCCTTTTTGATTTGGATCATTAAGAATGAATTGTTCAGCAATTTGCTCAAGACCATCAACAGTATCAAGAACTAAGGTTTTATAATCGTGGTCTTCCTTAAGTAAACTTTCAAGAATGTTCACAAGCCCTAATTGTTGTTCTGCTTCTGACTTTTTGCCGTCAACCTCCCAAGTTTTAATCTTAAATCGAGGAACATCAAGTTCATCGTTTTCTTCATTACCAACATAAACTGGGCTTGGAGACTCAGCAGCAAAGGTAGATTTACCTATACCATGTGGCGCATGCATCATAATTGCAAGCGGTTTCAGCTTGCGTCCTTTTTGAACCTTTTTAAGTAAGCTCATTTTAACTCCTTTATCGTATCAAGATATTTACTTGGAATCATTTTTCTCTGAAACCATGCATCTATCGTTCTTGTATCTGTAACTTCTAAACTAACAGCTACTTTAGCCTTGCCGTATTTATCAATAAGCTTTTTAAGCTTCTCCAAATACTCTTTCATTTGTCAACCTTTTTTGTAGTACATTTTTTGTTGACACAATAATTGCAAACTTATAAAAAGATTGTCAACAAATAAAAAAGGAGATTTTTTATGTCTAAACAGTACACAGTAAGGGAGTTTATCAGGCTGACTCCACCACAAAAACAAAGGCTTCAGAAAAGAGATCTAAAGCAATACAACGAATTGGTTCAAAAAATGGAAAAACAATTTCCAAAAGAAGATCCAGATATTGCAGAGGTCGTAAACTCAAACCCAAAGGTTAGATAGTTATGAAAAAAATTGATATGATTCAAAATTCTGATGATTGGTACAAAATGAGAAATAATTATCTTGGTGCTTCAGAATCCAATATAATTATGGGCCATGAAAAATTTATGACCGTTCTTGAGTTGTGGAAACTTAAAACTGGTGAACCAAAAAAAGAAAATAAAGATCCTAACTTTATTCAAGCTAAAGGTCATAGGATTGAAGCAAAAATGCGTCCTACAATGGAAATGCTTTATGATACTGATATGGAACCAATTGTTGTTGTTTCTGAAGAGTATCCATTCTTAATGGCATCACTTGACGGTTACTCTGAAAGCGTTGGTTTCAATTGGGAGTGTAAGTATGTTGGTCAAGAGGATTATGAAAAAGTATCTAATCAAGAGATGCTTATGCACTATTACCCTCAGGTACAACATCAATTAATGCTTACTGGAGCTCCATTCTGCGTTTTTACCGTTGCTGCTGATGTTCCTAAAGATAGTGCTGATTATAATCCTGACTGGCCATTTAAGTACGCTTATATGGAAGTTCAACCAGACCATGACTATATGAAAAATAAACTTCTTCCAAAGCTTGTGGAATTTTGGAATATGGTTGAAAATAAAATTAGTCCTGAAATTGGTGATAAAGACGTTGTAGATCTAAGTGCAAACTCTAATCTAACAGATCTTCTTGGAGAATATCAAAGTGTAAAAGAAGCTGTTGATAGAGAAAAAGAGCTCAAGAAAGAGATTTTTAAATGTCTTGGTAAGGCCAAAAAAGCTGTTTGTAATGGTGTAAAAATCACTATTTCAAAATCTGCTGACAAAAAAGATCAGCCTGATCTTGATGCTTACTTAAAAGAAAAAGGTATAACAAATGAAATTTTGGTAAAAGAGGGATTTACCAAAACTGTAAAGGGGCGTTCAAGCAAAAGGATTACGTTTCCCAAACCAAAATCCGCTTGAATGAAAATTTAAAAGGCCCCGAATGGGGCCCTTTTTTTGCCCTTTCCGTCATCCATGACAGAAAAAGAAGATTTGATAATTAAATTCTAATTTATTCGAATATTATTTACACTGAATCATTTCTGACATTTTGTGTCATCTTCAACACAGGCAATAGTCTCTCTTGCATGAGGTGTGATATTTTTGGCCCATGAACGAGCTGAGAATCCCACCAGATCATCGCAATAGTCATGGTTAGGTAATTGTGGAGAATCAGGGAAATTTTCGCTAAAAAAGTCCTCACAGGGCTTTAAATCATCTATTTTTGATGCATTTCTAAAGGAATACCACTGACAACGGCACTCATTGAACTTAAGTGACCATACTCTCCTGATATCATTCTTTATTTTAAAGCAATTACAGCTAGATATCAGAAATAGTAGACCAATACTCATCAGGATTGTTTTCACCCTTTGCCTTCCTTATTTTTCTTATACGGATAGATCCCGAAGCTTTATCTACCATAAGCCAGCCTTTTCTCATAAACAAACGTACGGCCCTATCAGCAGTTTTATTCCAGACATACTCCAGAATCTTTTCGGTAAACCATTTTATAGGTCCACGATTAATTAAAACCCATGCTGTAGATAAAAAAGCAAGGGCGGTATCTACCGCCCCTGATTTGATTAAGGCGCTTGCCTTATCTCTAAATTTTTTTCTTTCTTCAAGATTTGTCATTATTTTTTGAAGATCTGTCCAGCTTCATCAACAGCTTCAACAAGAGAAAGATTTACTTCAGCAGAAGGATCTCCATCTTTGTCAGTGTCAATAATTAAAGTCATTCCACCTAGAGGATCAAAATCAAACTTAACTGATTTAGCATCTACTTCAACAGAGGTTGCTTCACCTTTTTTAAGCTTGGCTAGAATCTCTTCAGCACCTTCACCAAGATGAATTTTTGCAGTCATTACCGGCTGACCATCTTCATTGGTGTCAAGAGAAGCAACAATAGATCCACCTTGAATTTCAACTTTTCCTTTACTCATGTTTCCTCCTACGGAAATAATTTATCTTTAAAGTGAGATAATAGCGTAAAAAGACCACTAAATACAAATGTGGCTCCAGCTATAAAAGTTCCTACTTTGGTCTTATTAACAAGTGCAATATCATTAACCTTGTCAATTTTATCTTCATTTGAATCGATACGTTCATGGACTCTTTTAAAACCATTATTAACTTCAGACCTAAACGCCCTTATTTCATCAAATATGGCCTTTTCACCATCAGTCATTATCTATAAAGCCTTAAGTAAGAATTTAAGAACAGAACTAAGCTCAACTGGTGTCAATGTTTTACCAGATTCAAGTTTTAATCTAAGTGAAATTATACTATCTTTTTCAGCTCTTTTTGCATCATTCTTAACTTTCTCAGCCGCCATATATGAAGCTTTCAAAGTTGGATTTTCTTTGATTATCTTTTTCCCACTTAGTACTTGATTATAACTATCAAGCCTACGGCAAGAAACCTCAAGTCTTTGAATATCCTTTACAGAATAAAAACCATTATCAAAATCGCAAGTTTTATCTAGGAATTTTTGATCACAATCATCTTCATCCAAACATGATTCAACTGATATTGTTGTAAAATTAGGGCTATCATAATCATCAACCATTTCGTCAACTACTTCGCAGTAATTAATATTTGAACACTTGGAAATATCAACACATCCTGATCCGCACCTTTTTGGATCGTTAAAAACTCCACTTATTGACCTTGACTCAATTTCGCTAATTTTTGCGAAATTTCCCGCAAACAATGAAAAACTAACAAAAAATAATATTAAATACTTCATTTATCTCGCTCCCGTGCAGCTAAAATTAAAATCTGCATCAACCCTAGTAATTGGACTTAGGTTACTTGTTATTACTGTGTAGCTAGTTGGACTATTTATAACAAGACTGTCTGAATCGTAATCGCCATACATTGATTGCACCTGACAAACTGGTGGCAATGAATAAGGATCAATTGTAACGTCAACACTCCCTGCACCTGTTCTATTAACAGATACAATCCAATCACAAAGACCCGATTCATTGTTAATAGTTGCTGTACCATTATTGTCAATCCTGCAATGCTCTGTTCTTACGCCGTCTTCGTATTGTGTTGCAACTTGATTTGCAACAAACAATTGGACTTCTGGAAGTTTGAAGTCTGCCTCTTGTTTTTGACAATGGATATAGAAAGGACCAGCGGTTGCTGTTGAACCACCATCTGTTCTAACGAAAAAGTTAACATCGCCAACTGCGTTTGAGAAAAAAACATCATAAGCAGGATTAGAGCCACTTATTTTACCACTTGAGCAGGCTAGTGGAGTTGTTAACTGCAAAGATGAGATTAACGGGCAACCAAGCTGACCACTTGACTCTGTGCAATTTCCATCAATCCAGTTTACATTTTCGTTGGTAACTGTCCCATCTGATTCAATTCTTGCACTAAACTCGTTTGTAATTTCGTACTTGGCTGGAGCATTTGAATAAATAGTTTGCATTCCTTTTGCGTCAACCCCCTGCTTTGTTACCGTCACACTGAAATCAAAATCAGAATCAACAAATCCACTATTTTCTGTTATTACGGAAAATCCACTAGCTGTAATATTGTAAACAGACTCGTTTTGTTGCCCTGTTATACCCGATTCACTCGATGCAACAACCGCAGGAGGAACTGTAAATATTCCAGACTTGAAAGTCACGTCAACTCTTCCTTCCGCCCCCCTAATAGCAGTGCCAATAAATTCACTACCTTGACTAACTACTGTAGCCGTTCCATTGTTTTCTATTCTGGCACTAAAAACATTTAATTTTTCTGCAGGAATAAAGCCTTTTTCACTTCCAAGATAAGCTTTATTGAGATCAATAGTTCCTGCTGCAGTTGAAGTAATTCTCATTTTAATCTGAGTTCCACCTGCAGGTTTTATAAATGAATCTGGCTCTTTAGGTCCCCAGTCAAGATTGTTCCCAAAACTTGTAGATGGATACAATGGTGAATTTCCAGAGTCTAAAACCTCGAGATTAAAAGAGGAAGAACCAGATGAATATCTAACATCAGCATTCATTGAAAATGTAAAATCATCAGGAACGGTAACAAGGTCAGATTCACAATATTGACCAGCTGCAGATGCAATAATTCTTAAGAATTTACCATCGGTTTCAGTCCCATTTACAAAATCTTCTTGCGAAGTTGTGCCACCAGAACAAGTCCAATTTCCAACAGGAGATCCAGAATCCTCAAAAGATGGATTGGCAAGAAGGTTTACACCGTCTTCACCACCACCAGATCCAGTTCCAAGATCTTTTTCAGAAGAACCATCAAGAGATTGTCTAAACTTATTTAAAGTAGAATCCCATTTAATAAATGGATTTGAAGCACCTAGCCCAAGGTCAAATATCCATTTGATATCCTCATTTGAGCTTCTTCCCATTCTGAAGTTTTGGCCAAATAATGTAAAATTACTGTCAGATCCACTCCATCCAATACCGGCTCCATAGGTTGGATCTAATGTAAAAAACTTATCATTAGCACTGGCACCATCACCCATTTGAAATTGGTTTCCAGAAAATTTTGCTTTTCTGGTATCGTCAACTTTAAGAGTTACATTGTTGACACCATCTCCAGTGTTAAAAGTAAATCCTTTATCAACTGTTACTGATCCATCGCCAACTTGGTAATCATTGTTCGGCATTGTTCCTGCCAATAAATTAAAGCTAAAAAGTAGTAAAATTATAAAAAACTTCATTCTGTGTACTCCACATTTGTATAAGTTTGAGTTCCCTGATTATCAATATTAGAATCACAATTATTAAATCTTGGAGCGTCTAAATAAGTTCTTAAAGCTCCATTAGAAACTATAATTCCAAAATCTCCAGCAGTATCAAAATCAACGAATCTACCATTAACAACTTTACAATCATTCCCGTCAATTTGAAGGCCTGCACCAGCAGCACCTTTGGTAAAAGATACGCCTCTTTTAAATACAATCTCTATTTTATTGTTGTTTACAACGGGAATCGTGTCAATTGATTCATCTTTAACTACAAGTATTTTCCAGCCATCTGAAGCATTATCTAGTGCTGCCTTAAGGTCTGCATGGGTAGCACCTTGATCAGATCCTAAATCTCCAACGATAGCATCAAATTGTTCATTTCCAGTATCACCAAGACCAGTTGCAGTTGGTAAAAGATCTCTATCATCAGCAACTCCACCACTTGCAGGAATACCTGTACTAGCAAGAACCTGAAGAGTGGCTATTTTTAAGTATCCGGCTGGTGTAGCTGGCTCAGCAGGAGATCCTGCAGGAACACCAGCAACATATAAAATATCAGCTTTCCAATCGGTTGCAATTGTGAAATTTTGGGTACTTACAGTTTCTGTAAATTCATCTTTAAATTTTCTATCTTCTGCTTCAGCATTAAATCTATTATGCTTTACACAGATTATATCTATTCTTGGATTAGATGAATTTGGAGTATCAATATTTACATTTGAATTAGCATCCAAAACAAGTGGTTTTCTTACTGGATCTTTTGTTCCCGTATCATCATCTTGGAAACCTAGTCCGGCTTTAACCTGAACGGAAGTAGCACTAATTCTACTTACTAAAAAACCGTCTTTAAAAAAAGCGTTGCTTTTTCTTCCCATTAGCTCATAAATGATCCTGTCATAAGTTCCCCTTTCCAATCTGCTTTGAAGGGAATTAAGATCTTCACTTATAATCTCTTGGCCTGTATTAAATTTTTGTCTCATGGATTAGCCCTCTCAATCAATCTGTAAACTGTACCATAGGCCTTATTCTGATTTACAGTTTTTATAATATTATTAAAAACTGTATCACTTGAGGTATTTGATCCATTCAAAAACTCTCTGTCTAAAAAGGCTTCCCTATCAAAAAAGGAAGTAGGTTCAGGTATTTGATAGTCAATTAATATTGTAAACGCATTGTATAAAACATCAAAATCAATAATATTCCTGTTTAAAAAAGATTCCCTATTAAGAAAATTTCCAACAGTATCAGTATGTTCAATTATTGTTGACTCTCCCCTTATTAGTAAAGAATCAACAAGCTCTTTAATTGCAGGAATATTTGATTTATTTACGATCCTCTTAACTCTCTCACGATAAGCACTAAGAGTCTCACCTTCAAATTGTATTACAGATCTTTCTTCACCATGAAGGCTCACATATTCAGCCGTAGCCTCATCAATAAAAGTCTCTGCTATATGTTGCTCTGCATCTAATTGTGATTGTTCTAAAACTTTTGCTAAGCCTTTGAAAATAGCTACGTTTTCAACATTTTTTTCAAATACCCAAGAAGGTATAAGATTTTTTAATTTGGTAAACCATTGATCTTGAGATAATGCCATAATTAATTTTACACAATTTGAATACTGTTAGCTATTAGCTTCTCATTTGTTTCAATAGACACATTTCCACTTGGTACAGAGCTTGAAAAAGCAGATAAATCATTAGTTCCATCAGGCCCCCAAATACTTAAAACATAAGCATTTGCATCAGATTTATCAAAACCCTGACCAATATCAAGTACCGTATTAACATACTCTGTCATGGTATCTATAATTTTTGAAAGATCAGAAGATAGTTCAGCAAAGTTAGGTCCACCACCATTAAGGGTTACACTTGCTGTCCAATCAAAAAGAACGGCCACAGCACCTCTAACCTCAATTCTTACGCCAGCAGCTCTAACAAGCCTTATAGCGTCTGATACAGCATCAATTAGATCTTGACTCGAATTTCCGTTAGAGTCAGCAATATATAAAATTGGGTAAGGTATTCTGAAAAAAGAAGCTCCAACAGCTATATCTTCTTCAGCAATATCATAATCAATAACAACTCTTTCAATTGTCGTAAGCTGTGCAAGAGATACACCAGAAACGGCAAGAGCTGCACCTTTTACAGATTCCTCAGTTGCTCCAGCAAGAGCAATGATTTTATTTTTAATGATTTCACGGTACTCAGGATCTTGAGGTTCGCTAGTTCCTCCAGCTGTATTTCCACTATTTGTAACAACTACAGATGGATCTGATAAAGTTGATTCAATGACTGTGATTTTATCAGGAGAAGTTATATTTCCATTAGGGCCATCATCAACAGCTTCTACGCTTACTTCTATATCTGTTCCAACCATTGTTTTTTCTTCAGTGGTTTGAAACCTTACCTCTTCTCCATTTGCATCTTTTTTGGTTTTTACAATGGTTCCTACTGGTATAAGAACATCACCAGCATCATCATTTGGCCTAGAAAAATCAATAGGTCCAGTTGCCGGAGTAGCTTCTGGTCTAGCGAACGATTCTCCAAAATGATCAACAGCAAGTTTTTCAAGATCGTCTGTATCACCAGCACCACCTTGAGCTTCAGTTCCACTTGCTAGATCAAAGAAAGTTTTTACAAATTCTGCTATAATTAATTCAGAAAGTTCATTTTGGCATGTTGAGAGTGCACCAGCTATAATATCGTGAAGAGATCCTTCAGAAAAATCAGTTAACTCATTTGCAAGGCCAAGAACCTCATCTCTATACTGTTCATAAAATTCTTGTTGTGATTTAACCGTTGTTGTCATAACGTAATTTCTCCAAAAGGATCTACAGTTTCTTCAAGTAATTTTCCTCCAGAAACTTCAACTCTATAAGTGACTTCAAAAGTCCCGTTTTCTTTTATTTTTTCAACTTTTACACCAACAACTTCATCAACCCTTTCATCTTGCTCAAACTGTTGCTTTATTGCCGTTGCAAGCTCTCTTTGCCTAGGGATAGATCCAATGTCATTTTGCCATAATTTTACACCAACACCATAAAGCGGTCTATGAACCAGAGTCCCTTGAACCGTTATAAGTCTATGAAATAGTGCTTGTTTAAGATTTACTATTCCTTTTGCTAATGCAAAATCCCCGTTAGGTGCAGCAACAAAATCTCCATCGTGAAGAAGATCTATTTTATAAAACTCATCAATAGGTGTGGCCATTAGATAACACCTCCAGAAACGCTAGTATCTGTAACGTCCCATTCATCTGGAGCAACAGAAGTTTGATCAACATTACTATCATTAAGATTAGCATTATTAAGCTCTGCATTTGCAGGAATATAATCCATGTATTTTTCAACAAGAACATCAGCCATTAAGTCAGTGAATTTTTTTAATTCAGCATTATCATAATCAGGATTTCCAACTAATCCATAAGCAGATTCGATTTCAGATTGTAAATCAGTAGATATATCAGATTTTAATGTAGCTTTATTGTCTGCTAATGCCATTAATTGCCCTTTTCTGTAAAAGCAAGATCTGATAAAATTGCTTCATTTGTAACCTTGTCTTCTTTTAAGTCTATCAGATTTTGCCTAATTGTAGCAATTTGGGCTTTTATTGCTAACATGGCGGCTGAATTAGTCGGAGCAGAAGTTGGAATACCAATAACAATATGGGTATGTTCTGCCTCCTTTTGAATCTGGTCTTCAATCTTACTTAAAGCGTTGGTTATCTCATCAATATGGGTGGAATAAGTAGTTTTCCAGACTTGACCAAGAACTAGATTTTCAGTTGGTGCAGTTCCATCTTTTGATAGATATATTGCAGTATCAGATATATTCCAATACTTTTTACCGACTTTTGCCTTATGGACCTTATCACCAGTTAAAGCTTCTTCTGGAATCGTGTCATCAGAGCTAGTAAGTCTTTTTACTACAAAAGCATATTCTTCCATGTTTTCATCATCACCAAGATCTGCTTGAGCAAAAAGAACAAGATCATTAGTATCTGGAAAATCAAAATCACCACTATCAGCACCAACACTTTCCCAAGTCATTGTTGCTACAATCTCTCTCTCTTCAGGAAGAACACTTAGAGTAACTTTCAGATAAGATCTGTCCTCAGCAATATGAAGTCTTTTTATTACACCAAGACCAACATGAAGATTGTCATCCTTTAAAATTTTTTTTAATAGCTCAATATCCATTAAATCTTACCCAAAGAAGATGAATCAATATCAATAAAATTAATAAAATCAATATTCATTCTAAATCCATCTTCTTGATCTAGTTCAAATTTTACATTTTTAACATAAAAAGCAGTATTTATTCTATTTAATGATTCTGCAAATGCATTTGCAATTTCTATAGGATAACCACGCCTTACAAGGAAATTTCTTTTTTGAGCATAAGTAGAATCTGATTTTATTTCACCGAGCTCATCCTGACTAAGATAAATTCTTATGGCCGTACCATTTCTTATTTTTGAAAAAAGAACAGGAAAAGTACCAGTTTGAAATTCGTTATCAACTTCTTCTGGTATCTCCATTTCAAACGTGGATAAACTTCCCTCTATTTGTTGCCTAGATAATTCCTCATAAACGTCTTCGGCCATCGTTATCAATGTTTCTTTATCGTTTATATTAGGAACAGGGAAAGTAATATAATCAGCAACCTTTGGAGGATCTATCTTTTTTCCATCTTTATCAAGCTGGGCAATAGTTACTTCAGTATTACCAAACTCTGAAATAAAATCTTCACTTTTAGCCTCTTTTGGAATGTCTGCTGTTATAACGGTTTTCTTTAAAAGGTTAGCAGAAGTAAGTCTGACATTATAATTCTTGGCCCTACCAAGCTTTCTTCTGAAGCTTAAATCCTTTATGTTACCGCCATATATAAATTGCTTTATTTCTTTCTTTTCATAAATATTTCTAGGCTTAGTTATTACAAACTTATCAATTTCTATAAAACCAATAAGCCCAACCCTCCTTAAAATACTTTGCATTATATCCCAATAAGTTTCCTTTCTTTTTTGGTTCTTAACAGAAGTTGTGGGATTAAAATCAGGTGCTAATTTTGAAAGAGTAGGAAGATCTTCACCAGATCTATTTACAACAATGATTTCTTCTGTTGATTTGAGCTCTTTTATAAGATCTTCCATGATTTGATCTATAGGCTTGGAAAGAGGTATAGGGCTAGTGTTTAGTCTTTTCTGATCAATAAAAAGAGAAGTAAAATCCCTCCCTTCTATCATAACGGTTCTGGTATCATCATTAAAATCAATACCACCCTCATCAGCAAAACCTTGAAAAATGATATTATCATCACTAGGTTCTATAAGATTTAAAGAGTTATTTCTTTTGAAAAGACCTTTTTTATCTTCCATATAAACAGCTATACCAAGAGATCTTATGCATCTAGGATCAAACGGGAATGACTTATAATCAATTCTGGCCTTAAATGTATCTGCTTCAGTGTAATCATTTATATCAACAGTTACACTTCTAGCTGATAATTGCATAACAGAAACTTGCTGAAGAACTTCAGAATTAGATCCAAAATCTTCCCAAATTACTCTAAGTGAAATAGCTGCTTGTGGATAATAAATACTCATATTCTAGGAATTTCAATCAATCTACCAATTTGCAGATCTGTATTAGTTAAATCGTTATAGTCATAAATTTCTTTCCAGTTTCCAGAATTTCCATAATATTCAACAGATATCTTTTGAAGAGTATCACCAGTTTTTACTAATCTTCTGGCCAAAGGAAGAGTATTAATAATATTTGAAAATTGAGCAAAAAGCCTTTGAAGCAATGAGGTTAAGCTTGATGCTGCTGCAATACTTGAAGTCGTATATTTTCCATAATCATATCTACCAGCAATAGAAGTACTTGGATCAAATGAAGCTAAAGATCCTAACTGTCTCTTATATCTTGATAGAACTTGCTGAGCATACTTTATCAATCCTTTTATTCTGTTAACCGATGATTTTATATCTTGAACAGTCGTAAAGATAGCATCTACAAAATTTGTCACAGTTGCCAACACTTCTGCAACTTCACTTGTTACACCGTTTATAATATCAGCAATTGAACGTGGTACAGAATCAGGAATAGTGCTTGAATTTAATTGAAATTCAGTAGCAAGAGCAATGAGCTCTTTATTTATTCCAAATGGAACTTCTTTTTTTCTTTGTAGGAAAATTGCATTTTTAGGAGCATTAAAACCAATAACGAAAAATGTTATTGAATAATTAATTCTTGAAAGTCTTTCTAAATCAAACTTTGTTTCTTCAATTATTGCGTATCTTTCAAACTCTCCAAGCTGCAATCTGACAACATTTCCACGAATCCTTACAGCATCAACTTCTTTCTGCATTTCTTCAGATATGTTTTTTAGCTGAGGATTAGAAAACCTTTTATCTTTGAATGTTCCATTAATGGTTATAGGTAATTCTTCTGGCCCAAATACTTGAACAGATGGTTCAGAGTATCCAGAATAATACTCTTTTTTCATCCTTTGTTTACCGCCAAAAGAAAACGGTATCTTAGGCATCCAGTTACCAGCAAATACTATTTTGTCACCACTAGCACCAGTCGGAAGAATCTCTTCTATTTTAAAACCATCAGGAAAATCAGGAGCATCAAAATCAGCATTAACCGTTTGTTCAAACGGGTTTCTAATCTTATTGGTAATGTCATTTACAGATCCTTGGAATCCGTTAAGTAAAGCCATTAGATAGTCCCTGCCTGTTGAGCTGCTGTTTTAATACTTCTTGTGGATCTCCTATTTTGACTTGCTTTTTCAAGCTGGTCTTGAATAGTAAAAGCAATTCTATCTGGTTGAAGAACCTCTTTAAAAGCATTGTTCATGGTAACATCATAATTATTAACCTGTTGAACAACTTTTGCATTTTCAACACCTTCAGGCCCTAATGTAGGAGTTCTAAATCTATCAACAGTTTTCATAAACTCTTCAGCACCAGCACCCATTGCTTCTGAAAAACTATTTTCCATTCCATCAAAAAGCTTTCCATTTAGAAGATTTCCAGCAGAAAAATTCTCCAATAGAGTTGCGATATTAGTAACTAAAGAAGCAAGAAGAACAGTTATTCCAGCTATTATTCCTCTAAAGGCTGCATATAGTTCTAAAAACTTATCAGAAAGCGTACCTATGATATCGGTAACAAGCTTTAATCCATCTTTAAATAAATCAAGGAAAAATGTCCCTTCAGTAAATATGCTAAAAAGTTCCTCAAAACCTGTTATCATATCCATAATAGGAGCTATAAATATTGAAAATGATCTCTTTAATGAAGTGAACATATCAATAATACTGGCCATATTATTCCCAAGCCACTCAAGAGCAGAAAGCTTACCTCTATCAAGAGCTCTGGAAAGACCTATAATTGGAATAAGAAGAATTGAAAACAATCCTGCCATTCTTCCTACGGTTAACATGACAGCTTTTAAAACACCTCCAAAAGTAGATATCGGACCAACTTTAAATATGCTCATAAGATTTTTAAGAGCTCCACCAACAAAAGGTATTCTCATTATAAAATCAAAAACTCCCTGTAATGGTTTAACTATTTTTGATAAATATGGAACCGTACTAAGAGCATGCATAATTTCCTGAAAGTGAGTAAGTGTAATTATGAGACTAACTATTCCAGCACTGGCGGCAATATCACCAGCTAAACCATCAAGAGTCATCATGTTTAAAAGCATCTCTCTAGGGCTATCAATCATTGGCTTTATAAATCTTGCCATTGCCTCAACCATTTCTCTTCCTTGTTTATCGACAAATTTGATAAACATTTGAAATACCTCAACGATCAAAGGCATAAGAACATCACCAAGAGGTCTTAAGACAGAGTTAAAGGATCTAAATAAATCAGATGCAGATTGCATTACTCCGCTAAGAGTGTTTGCCCTCATCTCAAGTATTTTTGAGTTATTGGCAAATTTTGATAATGAATCATTTAAAATATTAAATCTTTGAGCTGCTTTTAAGGCATTAAACCCTTTAGCATCTTTGATCCCTGCTTGCTGAAATGGTTCTGGTGCTTCTGTGACAAGTCTTCTAAAAAGAGTATCACCCATTGAAGCAGATCCTTCTATGGCCCTAAGAAGTTGACCTTGAACAAGTGAAGGATCTATACCTAAATTGGGAGCAGATTTAAGTAAATTTCTGGACATTTTTCTAGCTGAACTAAAATCATCACCAGCCAAACCTTTTGGAATAAGCATAGCACTTAAAGTTTTAGTCATTTGCATTAACTCATCTGCTGGTAATCCAAATGTTCTTGCATCTTTTGCTATGTCACCCATAATTTTACGAGATGACATCATTTGTTCATTTATACTTCCAATCGTTCCAGAAAGATGGGCAACATTAGAATCAATAATCTGAACAAAAGAAAGTTGAGATTGAGTGAATTTATCACTCATACCAATAGCATTTCCCAAAACGCCCAGTATTCCGGCACTGGCACCAGTAAAATTAGCAATAAAACCAACACCAAGAGCCCTTACAGATCCTAAAGCGTTTTGTACGGTTGAATTTAAGCTATCTACCTTTCCTTCAAGCTTGTCTACACCTAAAATAGCTCCAGCAACGTCAAACTTAAATTCTGATACTACTGTAAACGCATTTATTGCCATTAAGACTTCCCAGATTCATCTGTTAATATTTCATTCAGTCTATCACAGTATATCTTAAATTCGGCAAGAGTCATAGATTCAGCCTCTTGCCTAGAAATATTAGAATATCTTTGAACCCAAGCTAGCTGCCTTATAAAGTTGTATGCTCTGGGGTTAAGTCTAAGTTTCCCTCGCCATCATCCACCATCATTTTAATAGCTTTTGAAACCTGACCATATTCTTTGAAAGTAAACAGCTTTTTAAGGTCTTGCTTTTCTTGAAGTGTAAGCTTTTTCTTATCAACTTGAACCAAAAGAAGTTTAATCATTTCTTTTTGAAAAAGGACTGATAAATGTGCTTCATTTTCTGGACCAGCTTCTTTTCCTGCTATTTTTGTAGCATGTTCAGTATCACCAATTTCAGGATCTCTTAAGTAAATAACTTTGCCTGTACCTAAAGTGAATTTTGCTACTTGAACTTTTTCATTTTTCTTTGAATCAACCATGATTACTCCTATCGTATCTTATCAAAAAAAAAGAGTTCCGTTTTATTTACGGAACCCCTAGTAACTACTTTTTAAATTATAAACCAACCCTTCCAGAAGCCTGAAAGTTAATGGTTTTTGTTACCTTTTCATTTAGGCCGGGCTTTGTCTTAGAAAGACTAAACTGACAATCAAAGTAAACATAACTTTTACTTGTTCCATCAGGATAAAACTCGGTATCAATAAAGGTATCTTCAGTTACACCAATTCCATTTAAGTTATTAGCAACTAGAGCATCAATAAACTCTTCAATGGTTGCATTTTTAACTTCCATATCAAATTGACCTGACCAACCTTCAATAGACTGATCTCCTTCTGGAATAGGAGCTCCTACATAGAAAGATTTTTGAAAATTTGAATCTTGGTTAATTTGAACATTTGTAATAGTGTCAATGACAACAGGTGCGCCATCTCTATACATTTCAAATCTTGCCTGATGGCCTCTTATACTTGCTGGCATAGTCTTATTCTCCTTCTAGCACAACAACAGATTCACCGATCTCAGCTTTAAGAACAATAAACCTCATGCTGCTGTAAATTCTTTGTTTGTAATCAATGAAAAACTTACCTTCGGCAAGAGTGTCATCAGTATTGGGCCCATCAATATCAACACTTTTTGCAAGACCACCTTGAACTTCACTATCCTTAGGAAGAACACCCAGATCTTCTTGTTGCCTAATAAATCTGAGGATTGCAGCCTTAGCAGCAGTTCTCTCAGTAGCTCTGTTAGGAGCATTTTGATAATTTTTAAGAAACCTACCGATACTATCAGTAAGAAAATCAGCCATTCTTCTTCTCAGAATAGTCAGCTTAGAACTATTTGCAACCTGAGTTACAATAGCAGACTTCAGCTTGAATCCGATATCATTATCAAACTCAAAAGCACTTACACCAGCTTCTTTAAGAGCGATATAATCAGTTCTGGTAAGTTCCTTCTTAAGTCCAGTAATACCAAAAAGAAGACCAGAATTAGCAGCATAGGCAAGATCAACATTTGGAGCAACTTGACTGAAAAGAGAAGCAATCCATGCAGCAGGAGAAGTATAAACTGACTCACCATTGATTGTTGTTTGAACCCAGTTTGAAGCATAAATAATCCTTCCGTCAGTATCTCTTAAAAGAGCAACATCAGTTTCATTATCTGCTACAGTATCTTCTTCCTCTTCAGAAAGAATAACCATTTTATCCTGAGTGGTTCCAGCGTGAGTTTTTAGATACCCGTTTCTAGTCTGGTTGTACTCATCTAAGAAAAGCACATTCCCAGCACCTTCAACAGCAGCTTTTGCAATTGCATCTTGATAATCAGTATCAGCAAGAGTCCCGTCAGATCCAGTAGCTAATGCTGTAGAAACAGTATTAACAGGCTCACTTGTAGCATCAAGAACAGTTACATCAATAAGTTTTGAATCCTTAAAAACCTTATCAGATACAACATTTCCAATTTCAATATTGTCATAAATTTCATCTGGAAAAAATTCAGTAGCACCTTCACTTGTATCTTGGATAGTATATTTCTTACCCCCAACAGATCCGGCCTCAACAGTAACTTTAATACTGTTCCCATAAACACCCTTGTATTTAGCATCAAATTTGATACTTGGAACAGTGGCATTATTTATTGATAAAGTTCCCAAAACAGCATCATCAGCAAGAACTCTGATGATCTTTAAAATTGAAAACTTTTTATTTTTTAATTGGATATTTCCAAGGTAATCAGACTTTCCATATCTCTCATGGAAATCTTTAATACCAGAAATTCTGGTAAGAGCTGTTGAACCTCTTTGCAGCTGAGCAATCATAACAGCAACACCCGTTCCAACGCCTTGTACATTTGGTGATGGTGCTTGTTCATCAACTACGATTCCATCAACTTCATCGTATTGTAATGGATTATTTGTTCTAAAGATTGAGCCCATGAGGTTTTTCTCCTAAAAAATTTGAATATTTTCTTCCAATTCCTCGTTGTCTTCACTTACGTCAGAGTTGTCAGAAATTTGATGATTTATTGTAGCTTCTTCAATTCTAGGTACAGATTTTACAGCAACCTTTGAATAATTTACAACCAAATCTATCTTCATTCTCCATTGCGACTTTTGGGAATTTTCTTCGTTATCAATATAAGTGTAGCCCACCTGATCATATCTCGCAATTATGTTGTGATAGTCAGCAAGTGTAAGGGACAATCCTTGAGGTATGCCTTTTTCCAGATAATCTTTATTCAATGCATTATCAATAAGGTCAAATATTCTTCCTCTTTGGATCTTATATTCACACCAAATATCTAACTGTATTGTAGCATCAAATTGGCCTATTTTTTCAACAATAATGTCATTCTGAGGAATTTCTGGATCTTGAGACTTTGAATGAATTATGAAGTTAGAATAATTCATATAAGTAGGAGTCCCAGCCGTAATGACAGAAGCACATGGAAGCTTCATTTCCTGCTTAGGATTAGGCCATTCATCGTAGACCTTTTTAAGCTCTGGAACATTATCTTGTAAATATTTTTGAAGGCCTCTAATAGCCGCCATATCTGCTGGTATAATCATCTAAAGTTTTTCCTCAAATTTATTCTAATATCATTTACTATTTTATCCAACTGATTAGTCAATACGTGCTTTGGCTCCATTCCATGTTCTTCAATTTTAGATTGAGTATATCTGGCAAGTGCCCAAACTTCTGAAGTATAATTACCAACCTTTAAGACCCTTTTTGCCCATTCTAACAACGGCTTAAGTGGTGGTCTGAATGGTCTAGCACCAAATTCAATAATACCAGCATGAGGTGCATAATTACCAAGAAGTGCATTTTTCTCAGTTAAAATAAGATCCCATGACTGAGCATAAAGACCAGTATCAACTGGAGAGTTTTTAACAATATCTTGAAAGTTTTTTATAAGAGCTCCTGTAACTGATTTTTTATATTTTTCAATATCGTCTTCAGCGTACTTTCTGAGCTCTTTTGAGAATTTATCTAATGGGACTTTCTTTGCCATTATTCAGTGGTGGTATCATAAAGAAGAGTTATTCTTGACTGACTTGCCCTCTGTTTTATCGCATCAACAGTGGCACTAGCTAACTCTCCACAAAAATGAAAAATTACAGGTCCATTTATAATTAAAACCCTGACGTTTTTACTTCCTTCTGCAGTTCCTTCCCAGATCTCAACAGTACCATCCATGCCTCTGTTTTTAACATCATTTAAGACAAGATCCATTCTAGGCCATGGTAATTCAAAATACATAATCACTCCTTAATTTGGTTCTTCATAACCAATCAAATATCCAGCTATTTCAACAGATCCAGTTATTTCTATAAAATTAAGATCTACTGTAAATGGTAAAGGTTCCGGCAAAGTTGGAGCAGTTACGGAAAATGAAGAAGGTGAAGAACCACTAACCCTAGAAGGAACCAAAAAATCAACATATACAGTAGTGCTATTTCTTAATTGAAACTGACCATCTTGAGTAGATGAATTAAGGGCCGTTATCAAAAAAGAAGATATATAAAGCGTAGATCCAACTGTTGGCGTATAATAAACTGTTGGGGTACCAGTAAGAGAAGCTCTTGCTATTGGAATAATAACCCTCGTCCTCCCTCTTATCTCACTAGGTCTATCAGATATTGCGACCTTAACACTATTAGAAGGTGAAAGCTCAACAGGCTCATACAACCCACTATCTTGATTTTTTCCTTTCATTACCGCATTAGTTACAATGCCATCAGTAGTATTATTTATTTCTTCATTTATCTGCTTTGTTACGTTATCAATTTGGGCCTGACTCTGATCAAATTCAGTTTGCAAAATTGTCTGTGTCTGATCAGTTTGGGTATTGTAATCTAACCTAAAGCCCTGAGTCTCACTAAGTTGACTATCTTGCTTTGACTGAGTTTCATCAAATTCAGCTTGAAGTATCAATTGAGTTTGATTAGTTTGGGAAGTGTACTCTGATTTAAAATCTAAAATATTAGTATTTACGTCATCAATCTTTAATTGAGTTTCATCAGTCTGATTATTATAATCCAATCTAAAACCTTGAGTCTCAGACAATTGACTATCTTGCTTTATTTGGGTTTCATCAAATTCATCTTGAACAATCTGTCTAAGAACAGGATCATTAACAGTAAGATTTCCAGAAGCATCAGATTGAAGAACACCAAAAGTATCATCTGGTTTTTGAACATTTAAAATTGAATCACTTAATCTAGCAAAACAATCTAAAGAAAATATTAAAAAAAATATTAAAATTAATTTATTCCCAACCATAAATCACCACTATGTCAGCTACATTATTTTCAGTCTTAACAAAAAGATAATTAGTTGGAGCTTTTGAAGGCTCCCAATTTCCACCAGCTGGTATTTTTATTCCTTCAGTACCAACCTGACCTTCTTCAAATGCTATATAAACAGCCCTAGTTCCCTTGTTTTGAATTAAAATATATCTTCTCTTAAGATCTGTATCTAAGAATTTTTGAGTTGTATCAGTGGCCGTAAGCTCTAGTTTTTGCCTTATGTAAGTTTGGACTTGCTGAGCATTAGCAACAGATATTAAACTAAGCAATATAAGTATCTTGCTTAGCTGTTTGACGTATGTGAATGTTCCAGTAAACATAATCTTCCTTTACATGAATTACTTCATATAGTTTTTCATTAATATAATAATACTTCTCAGTAACATCATCAGTCACCTTTAAGCTTACCACATCAAAATCAGGATAGGATTGCTTACTTATGTGCTTTACCATCAGATCCCCTTCCTCAATTTTTCCACCTTCTCTTAATCTAATATTTGCAAATAGATCTATAAGATAAGGAGTAGGAAGAATCTGTGCTGTAGCATCAACAGGATTTCCATCACCAACTTCTGAACCATCCCAAGTTCTGGTTAGAATATGAACAGTGTGCTTTATGGCCCCAATATCATCTCTGATACCAAGAATTTCATCTGTGCAAGCTAGAATGTCATCTACAAGACTAGGCATCCCATTCCTCCACCGCCAACTTTACACCTGTTGGAAATATCAAGAAGTTGGGATAATTCTTCAAGAAGCCTTTTAAGCTCCTTTTGTTTATTGGATCTGCTCATTTTTGTATCAAGTTCAATGTCACCAATTCTTTTAACATTGTCTTTTTGATAAGAACTTAAAGCTGTTTTTAATTCTTCGATAGAAGTAACAAGCTCTAATGCTCTTGCCTCAACTTGAGCAGGAAGATTCTCCAGCCTATCAGCAAAGATTTTACTGTAACTGGTAGAATTAGGACTCAAAATCTTGCCCTCATGACAGAGGGCAAAGATTATTGAATATTTTTGATCATCAGTAAAAGCCATTATGACTCAAAATGTTTTCTAATTTTCTTTAAATAACCGTTTTTACTTGAAGAGTTTCCAATATCTACACCATGAGATTCAGCATAGGCCTTAACTTCTTCTTCTGAAAGAGCTTCAAGTTCTTCTTCAGATTTTAGTTCTGGAGACTCAGGATCTTTATCTTCATCAGAAGGATCTTTGTCATCATCAGAACCATCATTATTTTCAGGATCTGCATCAGGATCAGCTGGTGGATCTCCATCATTATTTTCAGGATCTTCATCCTCAAATAAATCCTCTACACAATCATAAGGAGCTGATTGAAAATCGTGATTATAGAGCTCTTTATAGATCTCATCCTTGGTTTTACCTTCATCAAAAAACTTTTTAACAAGTTCTTCTAATGTTGGTTTTTTAGGCTTTTTATCAGCCTCACTTGCTTTCTGTTTTGAATTTTTGTAACCCAACTCAAACTCCTTTTTAGCTTTAGCAATTATCATTTTTTCTGCTTTATCTTTTTCAGATCCGGTTAAAGATCTTAAAACTTCCCTTTTCTCAGCAAGTTTTTCCCTTAAGAATTTCTGAAAAGCAGCTTGTTTTCTGGTTCTTTGATAGTTCATATCGTATCCTTAAAAAAGTATAGAAATATACTAAAAAAATATCAGTATACTCCTATACTATTTTCTAATTAGTTTCCAACAACTTCTAAGTCAAGCACTAGAATTGAATCTGTACCTTCTACAAAGTCACCTGTTTCAGCAACATCAAGTGAAAGATACTCACCTTTTTCAAGGATCAATTCTTCTCCTTCATCAAGAAGCTCAAGAGCAGTTCTTGCAGCAAGACCAGCTTGAGTATCTTTAGGAGTGGCCAAAGAAGGCGCATCTTGAATCTTAAGATCAAGAGTTAGATAGTTAGCACCTGAAGCTGAAATAGCTCCTTCCTGAATAATTGCAGCACCCAAGACTTTCATCTTTTTGTGAGCATATAAAGCAGGAAGAACTTGAGCAGCGTTGAGTGCTCCAAGATTCACTACTACTGTAGGTCTGTTATTATGGTTAATCATTTTAATTCTCCTGAAAAAATCTTTCTTTTAAAAATTGGGGTGGTTTAAAAGCTCCACCCCTTTTAGCTATTTTTGATTAAGTCTCTAATTAAGAGGCACTTACAGTAGTTTCAAAAGCAGCAATCTTTTTATCAAGAGTAGAAACTTTCTTGTCAAAGTTCTTAACAGCATACCACTCGTTACCAGTAACGATGATTTCTCTGGCAAGAATATCTTTGTCAGAATCCATTTCCATTTCTTGTTTGGTCATAATACCGTAAGCATTTTCTTTACAGATAAGCCCTCTGTAAACGTCCTTTCCTCCAACTTGACCAGCTGGATTTTTGGTCATGCTATCAACAGTAACAATGGCCATACCAAGAAGCCTACCCTCAAAACCTTCAATCATATACATTGGATCGTTAGCATCTGCTTTCAAGAATCCAGCAGTGTTATCATTCACAATATCTAGGAATTGAAGAGAGTGCATAAAAGCAACTACTGATTGCTTATGCTTGTCACCAAAGGCAACAATTTTACCCTGATTAAGAGTTCTTACTGTAGTAACGTCACCAGCAGCCTGTGCTTGATAACCAGTAGTAAAGGAAGTTTCCATTTCAGCAAGAAGCTTTTTATCCAGCTTTTCAGCATGAACTCTAGCAATTTGCCTTTGGGCTTCAGCCATAATTCTGTCTGCTGAAGCAGCAGATTTCTTAAAGGCCCTTTTCTTAAAGCCAACGGCTTTACCAACTTCAAAGACTGTAGCACTAAAGCTGTCATCCCCAAGAGAATCAACAGTTAGGACTTCATCTTCTGCAGGTTCCTCAGCATCTCCAATTGACTTAAAGTAAGGAAAGTTGACGGTTTCACCACTGCCCTCTGCCTTTAAATCATCGTTTCTAAGTGCAAAAGCACCAAAAACAAGATACCTATCAAAATAAGCCTGAATATGATCAGACCAAACCTTAGGAACAAAGACAAAATCTGCAGAACCCGTAGAGTCCCCAGCAGTTTTCATTCCCATAAAATTAATACTCTTTTCAATACTATGATTGATCAAGAAGTTTACCCCAAACCCTAAAAGAAGGACTGAGAAAACAGTTAAAAGTAATTCTTTCATTTTTCTTTACCTCACATTGCGGAGCTATTAGCTCTCAATTTTTCATAAAGCTCTGGGTTCTTTTGATAAAGAGCAGACTTACCCATCATACCCATTTTATCAAATTCTTCCTGAGTGACTTCACCATTTTGATCACCCTCAGGCTTTTTCTTCCCTTTACCTTTGTCTCTGGTGGAAGTATTTGCTTTTTCTCCACCACCCTTTGCAGAACATTTTTCCAGAATTTCTTCCAGTTGTTCCTCAGTCATCTCATCACCCTCATCAAGAGAATTTAGAGCTTTACCCATAAGGAACTCAAAATATTCTAAGTTTTCGCTACCAGAAATTCCATTCTCTAAGGCCAGCTCAAGAACAGCGGTTCTAGTAACAGCAGATTCATAATCACTGGTAATAGCATCTAGCTTTTTATCAGGATCATCGTCATCGTCGTCACCTCCGAGGACTTTTAAAGCTTTCTCGAACTTGTTCATCTTTTCAGCGTTTTTCTTTTCTTTTAAACGCCTCTTAGCATTTTCAGCTCTAAGCTTTTTAATCTGCTTTTTATATTCTTCGGGAGTGAGGTCATCATCTGGATCATCATCACCATCGTCATCGTCGTCGTCGCCACCTGAGCCATCGTCGTCGTTGCCGCCCTTTTTTCCATTATCATCATTATTCCCAGCATCGTCATCGTCGTCATCATCGCCGCCATCGTCACCAGAAACCCTTAAATTAAACTTCTTCAATAAAGATTCAGTCCACATCGTAACACTCCTATATCGTAACTTGTTTTATAATTTGTTGATAGCTTTCTTTCTTTTAGTAAGCTCTTTGTCTACCAACTTCATCAACTTTTCATCTTCTTTAATTTCTTCTGCCCTTATAAGAGTATCAGCAGCACTTTTGACTTCCCACTCTTCAATTTTTCTCTTCTCTAACTTGGCAGCAACACTCTCTTTATTTGGCATCGTAACTTTCCCTATACGGAATAAGAATCGCCCTGTCATTTGGTCTGTCAGGAGGATTCATAAAGATTCTATCCTTTCCCTTAAAAGTATATTTGAACGGCTTATCCAATGCAACAATCATTTTAGGTGATTTGGAAGCTTTTATTGAATCATCCCCAGTTCTAATATCCATTGGATGATAAAGCGTTTTCTTTAGATCTTCAAAATACTTTCCTCGGATCCTATCAAAACCCTTTAATTTCGATACGTTATAAATATTATGCAATTCAGTTCTAGCTAATCTTTGGAGTCTCCATTCAGCACCAATGAAGACTTGCTCCATATCAAAAACCGCCTGACTCCAAGATTTTTTCTGAATTAATGATTGGCCTAAAGATCTTTGAAATTCAACTCTTAAACTTTGATTGTAAGCTTTAATAGATTCTTGATATTGATTGAATAAAAATGATTCAGGCTGAGAAGATGCAATAACTGCTTCAATTGAAACTGGAGGGCTCTTTAGGCCATTAAACTTTTTCTCAAGAGCATTAATTTCTGAAGCAGAATCTTCAACACCTTGAAGATGGAGATTTTCAAAGCCAAACTTTAATTCTTCATCTAGCTTTTTCTGCATCCTAATAATCATGGCATCTACTTGTTCTAAAGCATATTCCATCCTTGCCCTAGTAAAAGTGTTATCAGGAGTAAAAAGAATATTATTAGTTAATTGCTTTTTGGCCTCTTTATACATTTTGATAAGTCTACGGATCTGGTTCATCTCTAAACCATCAAGGCGTGATACATTTCTTTCAAATAACTTTTCTTCTCCGAACATTACTTTTTGACCCTAACAGGAATAACTCTCCCGTTCTTACGTATAAACTTAACTTTTCCTGTAGATCTGTTTTTTGATTTTTTGAAACCTTCTTTTGGAATATCTGTTTCTGCAATACTGTGTTTTATTTTTGTACCAGAAAATTTTTCCCTTATTCTTTTTTGATGATGGTGAAGAAGATCTCCCTTTAATTTCTTGCCTCTCATTCTTTTGGATAGCTTTTCAAATAGCTCAGTTCCAATTCCTTTGCCTTTATACTTTTCTCTAACTTCAGTTAAATCAACCTCTTTTACACCCTTTCCAGTGGCCCTTGTCTCTATGTGACCAATGACCCTTCCAGATCTTTTGTGTATGAGATTTATATCAACAGACTTATTACCTTTTCTTTTATACTTCTCAACACGCCTTTTTAAACCAATCTTCTGACTTGGGCTTTTGCTTTTAGATAAAAATCTAGCTAATTTTTTAACTGACATATTAGAGCCTTGTAATTTTACGACCCTTATACTTTACGCCTCTTTTAAGCTCATTGGAATAGTTTTGCTTGGGAATTGGTTTAATTTCATTTTCTGAGTGCTTAACAATAATACTGGTATCTAATGGCCTTTCTTTGACCATGTTCTTTTTCTTCATCTTTTCCAGTTTCTTATTCAAGTCTTTCATATTAAAAATCAAAATTTAGTTGAGTGCCCTTTCTTTTTCTTGAAGGATCAAATTTAGTTGAA